CCTGATAGGCGTTTACCGGCTCTGTAAGCGCAATCAGCTCGGCCCGAATCGGGTTGTCGATCACGAGCGACAGACGAGCCTTCGACGCTCGAATGTCTTCACCCAGGGCGATACTCTTCGCCACCGATTCACGGATCAACTTGCGTGTGGTGGTGGTCGCACCTTTGACGAACTCTGCAGTGTGCAAGCGAGCTGCCTGCATGATGGCCTCGTCCAAGGTTTCGAACGCGGGGAACCCATAGATGTACTCACCAGCGAGGACGCCTGTCGCAACTAGGGAAGTGATGATGTCGATCGTTGCGGCTGTAAGTAGCTGCTCCTCGAGAGTCCATGCTGGGTCGTCGTTATTAGCGACAGGGCCGGCGTCAGCATTGATCGGTTCGGGCAGACGAGACCAGTCGACGTAGTTGATTGCCCTCACGGAGAGGTCCTGTAAGTACCCGTGGATTGCCGTCTGCAACAACGCCTCAAGCCTCAGGAGAGCGTCGAACGTGTCAGACGACTGTTTGTACGACTCTTGCCAATCCTCAGCTGCACGGATCTCTACGTGCAAGTCCTCGTGAGCGCTAATCAGTTCGTTTCGAGTTGCCATAGAGCTTCTCCCGCAAGCTGGCGAGTATCGCCTTCGCTCGATCAAGGACCGAAGCCTTCTTGGTGGTGTCGTCTTCGAGCTCATCCTCAGGCTCATCAGTCGGAGCTTTCTCTTTCACCACCGGCTTCTCGTTATCGCCCTCTTCTTCGTCGTCACGACGGTCAGGCATGTGGAGGATGCCACGTAAGTAGGTTTCGTCTTCCGCTGTCGGCACTATCAATCCAGCATCAATGAGGTTCTTTAGAGCACCAGCCAGGACCGCAAGGCTCTCACCACTGACATCGCCCGCTGTGAGCTTGGGGTACTCAGTGACGTTGAAATTTAAGTCCACGATGTCTTTGATCAGGTATCGATTGAGAGTGTCAGCGATGTAGTCGGCAATGAACTTCACATAGTGCTCAAACACCTTCAGCTGGGTCTCCCCTACTGAGCGAGAACCGCTACCGCTGCTAGAGCCCAGGTTCATGAACCCGGCCAGTATGTTGACTGGAATCTCGCGGTCGTGATGCTCGATGGACGGCATCGTTTCTTTGAGGGAGTTGGCTTTCATATCCATGAATTCCATTTCCCAGCCGGCCGGTTCAGTGATGTGTCCTATTTCACTTGCGCGCAGGTCTTCGGCAGCTGACTTCGCATTAGCGATCTGAGTAGCTGTGGCCGTGTTCGGATGCTTGATCTTGACGACGCCGAGTCCTTGACGCTCGTGACCAATCGCATCGATCTGGTAGAGCTTGTCCTTGTAGAACCAGTGCTTGTACGCCGCGCGGAGAACGCTGGTGCCCTCGTAGTTGTCACCTTCTTGTTCATTAGTGAACACAACGAGCTTGCTGAGGGGAATAGCTACGTCTTTTCCAGCGGTACTGACTTGAGTGACACCAGGTTTGCCGTCAGCTTCCCATTTAGCAATGCTCGTCTGTTTCCTGAAGGCGAGCTTGTTGATGTAGATGCGATCCACGCCGCTGACTGGACCGAATGCGTAGACCTTTTCGAATGCGGCGAAACCAAACTCGAGGTGAGTCAGGATCTCGCTGAGCGTTGTTTTCCATCGCAGGACGTTGAACAGCTGGGCGTCGACGTACTCAGCTACATCAAGATCGAGTTGATCGTCGGAGGCCGGTTGAACGTGATAGCTGAGGGCCTTTACGGGCTCCTTCAAGACGCGAAGAGACATCTTCACGGTTGCATCTGACTTACGCATTTGGTCCCACGTTGCAAGAGCGCGGCGACCCATTAGATCAAAGTTGTATTCCTCGCCGGTAATGATCCCGTTGAAGATTTGGACCCCTGATCCCCCGATCTCGCGAAACTGTTTCGTAGTGCTTTTAGTTTTTGATGCCATCTGCAGTAAATATGAATCAGAAGCCCTTATTTAACAAGCCCCGAGTCAAAGTAGGACTCTCCTCGTCTTCGTCGTCACTTGGTGATTCGTAGTCGAAGTCAGCAGGCGCGTTGTTGTAGAAGCACATGATCAAGGCATCTGCGTTGTCGGGAGAGCGGAACCCACGTTTCTTGTAGTCGGCTTTACCCTCGACTGCACGGCGGCCCTTTGAGTCCATCTTCCATTGGCGGCTCGTCAGCTCCATGAGAAGGTCTGAATCCATCTCCAGCTGCACTGTCTCAATGATGCTGGCGAGATAGAACCATGCCTCACTGATCAAGTTCGGGTACTTGTCCGGGTCATAGGCCTTGGCGCCAAAGTTGATTGCCATCACTCGATAGCCACGCACGATCATCTCGTCCGTCACACCACCACCAACACCGGTGTCATCAACTTTGAGCAACACGTCCTTGTTGAAGTCAACGAAGAGTTCGAGCTTGTCGCACACCTCTGTCGTTCGCAGTTTCGTGTAACTCTTCGTCTCTAATTCGACGAGCCCTTTGCGCTTCTTGAAGACCGTTCTGTCGTCGCCCATGCGTGCAACGTCGACTCCCACTTCGATTGCGCCCTGAGGAGTGATCTCGCGGCTCATGGCCTCCATCACCTTGTCGCGCCCAATGATCGCGTTGTCGAGCTGACTCATTGGCTGGCCTAGCCACTTGTGCGTGTACAGGTCCGGGTTGACTCGTTTGTCGTGCTCAATCTCGGCTTCAATCTCGGGTGGAATCCAGCCATACTTTTGGGCTACGTCGTAATTGGCCTGGATGTGCAGCGTGTTTGGCATCTCGTTGATCACCAGACGCTCGTAGATGGGGTCCAGTTCCAAGAGACGGTTCAGGGTCCAGATGAGACGCGAACCTGGCTTACGGATCGTTGGGGTGATGATGTCGATTGATTCCTTGGAGAACGTTTGACTCTCTTCGCCCCAGAAGACATCAACGCCCTCGATCGACTTGATTGACTGCGCGTTGTGCCGCACACCTTTGAAGATGAAGTCAGAGCCGTTCTTACGGTTGTATATGGCATCCCGAGTCACCTCAAAGTCGGTGAGTTGATAGAGCTCGATCAAGTCAGCAAAGAGCTGGTGGACTGATTCGCTGATGGAGTTTTGGAACTCACGACCACACAGCACTCGGGTTTTCCGCTGCATCGTCCAGATCAGAATGATGCGAGCTACGGAGTGCGACTTTAGAGAGTAGCGGCCACCCTCAACGATGGCCTCGCGATAGTCACCTTGAAGTATCGGAGCGAACTCACTCGGGATCAGTATCTCGGGTGGGCTGACGCTCATCGATGATCCTCACGACTGGCATTAGTGCATCGCCTCTAGACGTGTGGTCGATCTCTGACTTGACTTTCCAGTCAAAGTTGTTTTTCAGCACGAACTGAGCGCCGCTACCGCTCTTCCCGTACAGCTGCTCTTCCGCGAACTCATGTACGCGCTCTCGTGCAGCTTCTACAGTGGGGAAAAACTGTTCGATTTTCTTGTAGTTGAGAAGGGTTTTGCGGTCGATTCCAAGATGACGAGCTAGTCCAGACATCGTGTACGGACGCTGCTCGGTCATGACTTCGCGCTTTTGCCAGATGGTCTCGCCGGACTGGCTGACACCCGATTCGACCTGGCGAAGCTCGGTGTGCGGGTCGCACATTTGGAAGTAGCTATTTACTGCCTGTTGAAGATCTCCGACAGTGGCATAGGTAAGTGGCCGTCCGCCTGCATGCTTCGTTTGTTCTTCAGCTGGTGTTTCTTGGTCTGCCATAATCTGCGTCTATTTATACATAGAAGCCATTTATTTAACAGGGCAATTTTCTAGCGCCCTCGTCGGTAGTCGATTGAATTAGACGGCCTCGTCCTGGTTGATCTGCCTCGGGGCCGAAGCAAGCTCGGCTTCATTGTGCGCTCGCCAGATCTTTATAGCTCGCGTCCAGATTCGATTCCACTTTCTAGCGCTGACTAGCTTGTTTGCTTGGGCGTCTCTTACCCAGCGGTTGCCGCGAGCATCACTGAACTCCACATAGGGACGGATTTCGTTCGGATTTGTTTGCAGCACGAACGATGCTGATCCCTTTCCGTCAATAGGTATCTGCCAGTCACCGGTGTCTGGCTCGAACTCCATGGTTTGAAATGGAGCGTTCCAGCGAATGAGAATTACGCGAGCAAAGGTGATTGGCGCTCCGCTCGTGTTGTGACAGTAAACCGTGAGCGACCAGACTCCGTGCTCCGTTCCGTGATAGGGGCGCACCACAGTCATAGGGGCTGTCCATGTGACGAATCCGTCTGCGAGGGAGCGACGAGCCGAGCGTCGGTCACTGAACAAAATGACCAAGCCCAAGATGAGTGCGCCTGCTGTCAGGCATCCGCTAAACCAATCGGCAACCGAGCCCCACTGCCGAGTATCGAGCCAATGCAGGAATGCTCCGAGATCCATATCGCAAAGATAGAGGTATCGATCGATGAGGTGTTAACACTTTGATTACTAGAAAATTTGATTCGACCTGCGGTGCTTGATATATCCCACGGTTCGCGACTGTGGTTTGGAGTGAGACTGAGTGTTCCGCGGCGACACGATCTGGCATCGCCGCGCCACTACTGTGTTGACATGGGAAAGAACGAGCTTTACTACGGTGACAACCTCGACGTCTTGAAACGCTATATCAAAGACGAGTCGGTGGATCTCGTGTATCTCGACCCTCCTTTCAATAGCAACCGGAACTACTCAGTAATCTTCAACCGCAACGGTCAGTTCTCGGATGCCAACAGCGCCCAGATCGAGGCTTTTGAAGACACTTGGCACTGGACGTCAACGACTGAGGAGCAATACACCAGCTTCGTTCGCAACGCTCCTGGTCGCGTGGCCGATGCGCTGTCTGCGTTCCGCACGCTCGTCGGCGAAAACGATGCAATGGCTTACCTCGTTAATATGGCACCTCGTCTGGTGGAAATGCACCGCGTTTTGAAGCCCACCGGCTCCTTGTACCTGCACTGCGACCCGACGATGAGCCATTACTTGAAACTGATGCTCGATGCGATCTTCGGAGCTCAGAACCTGCGCAACGAGATCATTTGGCAGCGCACCACTTCAAAAGGCGCGGCAAGCAGACGTCTCCCGTCCAACCACGACGTCATCCTGTCGTATCAAAAGGCCGCGAACTCGACGTGGAACAACGAGGCAGTATTCATTTCGTACGACGAAGATCATCTGGACGACAAAACCGCGGGAAAGTACAACAAGCGCGACGCCGATGGAAGACTGTACAGACTCTCTGCACTAGAAGGTCCTAGCGATCCTCGCCCCAACCTGACCTATGAAGTGATGGGCGTCACTCGTCGGTGGCGGTGGTCTAAAGAGCGCATGGAGAAGGCGATTGCTGATGGCATCGTCATTCAGACAAAGCCTGGAACTGTGCCCCAGATGAAGCGCTACCTAGATGAAATGAAGGGGAAGCCGCTTGGCGACGTCTGGACGGACATCTTCCCCCTAAATTCGCAAGCGGCCGAGCGACTGGGCTACCCAACCCAAAAGCCGCTGAGCCTACTTGAGCGTATTATTTCGATCGCATCGAATCCTGGTGATGTAGTACTAGATCCCTTCTGTGGCTGCGGAACGACGGTAGATGCAGCCGAGCGCCTCGGGCGTAAGTGGATCGGAATCGACATCACGTACATTGCGGTCGACCTAATCTTGAAGCGACTTCAGCACAGCTACGGTCCTCAGATCTTGAGCGGGATCGAGGTCAATGGAATCCCCTCAGACCTTGCAAGCGCTCAGGCACTATTTGAACGGTCACCGTTTGATTTCGAACGCTGGGCTGTTTCACTGATTAACGCCGAACCAAATCAACGACAGGTTGGCGATAAGGGCATCGACGGTACTGCCAGGTTCCCGATAGACAATAAGGGCAAGCTAGGGAAGCTCCTTGTCTCAGTGAAGGGCGGAAAGAACGTCTCCCCCACTTTTGCTCGCGACCTGCGAGGCACTGTAGAGCGAACTAACGATGCGCATATGGGCGTGCTGATCACGATGGGGCCAATCACTCGGGGTGTGAAAGACGAGATAGATCACGGCGGCGTCTTCACTCACCCGGCAACGAACCAGTCATTCCCACGCATGCAGCACGTCAGCATCGCGGATCTATTGGCGCAGCGGCTCCCTCAGATGCCCGGCACGATCCTTCCGTACATCGCAGCCGAGAGATACAAAGAAGAGCCAACAGCCGAAACACTTTTCGATCTATAGGCTCCCAGGTTCACGTGCGGACTGTTTCAGTCTTGGTCCTCTGGCGTATAGAGCACTACTTGATCGCGCCCGTTGTTCTGAGCCCATCTCCACGCTTTGCCCATCAGTCGAGCGCGACGGGTGAGTTCTAGTCCTTCGTCGTCATAGCCAAAGTCTTCTGCCCGATTGATGCGGTTCATCAGAGCGAAGTCACTGAGGCCTTCAAATTTTGCCTGGACCGCGCGCTCGAGTTCGTTTCTCTTGAGTTGAGCCATCTCGCGCTTCTCGATGTCTCGTAGGAACTGGTAGCCCTCATCTATCGGACCAGAGCCGTGATAGTCGGGATGGTCCTTCAGCATGTCCATAAGGTCGCTGATGATCTTGGCTGCACGTGCTTCTTGAGTTGGCTCAGGAGACTGCTCTGGAGTCGGAGGAAGCTCGCTCATGACTCGTCCCGCCTGTCAGCGATTGCTTGATCAATCACCTCGCCTCTACGTCGCATGTACTCGTCCATCGCGAGGTGACCCAAAGGCGATACCGCACTTGGAAGACTGGTACTCAACTCGATGAGTTCGGTTTCTGTCAGCTCCGAAACTTCGTCTTGCGATGCAGGTGCATCCTCGAAATAGGCATGCCCAGTAGCTAGGGCGTCACAAACCTCGTCATCCCAGCTGTGCTCATCCGAGACGTTCCAGAGCCGGACTAGTTCAACCTTGGTAAATGCCTTCAAGAAGGCACGGTGCGACTCCTGTCGGTCGTACATCTCGTCAGCCAGCTGAGTCAGATCGCGCAGGTCGCGAGCTCTCTCTGGTGTGGGTAGGTGCTCGCTCATTTGAGGAGCTCCGGATTCTCGTGGATGTTGCCGATCACCTCGAACTCATCCCATGTGAAGTGATAGTCCTCGAATTGATCGCCATCTGGATCTCTGGCAAGAAATCCTGGATGTGTATAACCGCCCTCGCTCAGTACGTCGCCGTACTCGATCACAAAGTTGTGAGATTGAGCCTGAGCGATGTCGCCCTCGTATATCTCGACACCGTTCTTATCCTTGAGGCCGGTGTATTGCTGAGGAGCTAGAAGGTGACCACAGCCGATCTCTAATGGAGGCTGTGCATCCCCCGGATAGTAGGCCGGAAAGTGATGATGGACGATCTGCCCACTACCTTCGATAGTCACCTCAGTGGAATAGGCCCAGCGAGCCAAGTTGATGTCTCGGACGCGGAACTTGATCTCCCTATTCATGACTACCTGCCTTGAGTGCTCTGTCGTGCCATATCAGGCCGAGAGCTAGCAGCGCGAGGAAGGCGACCACTTTCAGATCTGGATGAATGACGTCAAACACCACGAGCCACGCGGCAGCAAGGAACACGACAGAGAACAGCCAGCTCATAACTTCGTAGGCCTTGGCGATCATCGACTCACTCCCGTAGCGGGTAGCTCTTCATCTTCAAGTACGGGCATAGCGAAGTGACCGACAACATAGTTGCAGTCGTCTCGAGTGCTGTGAGCGATGCCGAATCCAACCTCTTTGTAGTTCCCGGTTAGGACCGCTTCATGAGTTGGGCTGTCTATCCAGGCGTTCACAAGGGCATCAGTATCGGGCCAGCACTTGGCCAGGTTCTCCCCTGCGCGTTCGTACTGATATCCGGCGTTCTTCAGGAAGTCCCATGGCGTCATTCCTTGGCGGCTGTGAGCCCAGTAGTTCATGAGCACTAGGTCATCGGCTTTAGTTTGTGCTGACTCAGTTAGTTGATCGTTTAGGACCAGAGCCGGTAAATGCTTCTTTTCTCGGTATGCGTTGATTGCCTCTAGAGCGCCCGGTAATCGGACCGTCGCCGGCTGCGGTTTGATCGTGATGGCAGCTGCAGGTTCTACGGTTCCGGGTTCGACTTTGAAATAAGACTTGAAGGCGATTGAGATCCCCACGACGAAGAGGGCGAAGAAGATGATGCAGGACACTAGGACTAGCGGTCCGAAGACTGTGCTTGATTTTGATCGCGTCTCGTCGACATCTAGTGAATGTGATTGGTCAGGCACAGTGGTGTTCCTTGTTTAGCTATGCCCCGTACTATGCGCTTGCCTGATCAGAACGTCAATGCGTTTTTAGTTGTGGAATTGACAACTAGTCGGTGCCATCTTCGGTAGCTTCGTCAGCCTTCTCGTTGATGATCGCTTGCCAGTACTCGGGTTTGGGGATGGTGCGAATAGATGCCTGGACGCTGCCGCCGTTCGTTTCGATGCCGATCGTTCCGTAGTTGAGAACCTGGCCGAATAGCCCTGCTTTGGTTGCAACCGATCGTGAGACTCGAATCCACTCAAATGACTCATCACGGCTGACGAAGAGCGTTGTCCAGTTTTTGATCGAGAT